GTCTTTTTAATTAACTCAAAATCATCTTCAGGAAGAGAAACTCTATATTGATTATACCCCTTAACCTTTACAACATCTTCTTTTAAATCATTTCTTACAGAGATATATGCAACACCTCCATCATTCAAAAGATTCTTTATATTATCTAATACTAAATTTCTACTTTCTTCATCTACAACATTTAAAACATAATTACAAATTATCGTATCAAACTTACCAGTAGGGACAACTGGGTGATGAACTGGGTCGTATTTCTCGACATCAAATCCGCTTTCTTCTAACGTTTCAGCATCTTTACCTTTCCCACAACCATAATCTAAGATTGTGCCATTTATCAAGTCATTACTTAATAAATATTTTGTAGGAGCAGAAGCTGACTTTCTAGACATAGCAGACATATGAGCCCTTCCTAAATCCTCTTCTGAAAACTCATGAAACGCAGCATCTTCTTCTTTTGTCTTTTCAGCTTGATCTTTAATATTTTTATTAGACTCCATATAGCTTTTAAATAAAGACTGCGGAATCTCATCTATATTAGTGTAAGAACTTTTCTTTACAACATTATAAACAAATAAAGCTTCCTTCTTCAGGCCTGCTTTATTTAAATGGTTTGCTAATTTAAAAAGTTTTTGATTCATTCTATCTCTCACTATGCGATGTCATAAGTCCTTTTACCGCTGCATTAATTAAAGTGTGAGACATTAAAGCCTCAATGTCTAAAATTTCATACTTCTTATAGCTGGATCTTTCGTTTGAACTCTGAGAGCCCATAAATGTAGATGCCGAACTTGATGCAGAAGATTTAGCTTCTTCTTTTAATACATGTTCAAAAGTTCTTTTTTGAGCTCTATGTGAAGACTCTACTGGAAAACCTTCTGGGTTGTATAGTGTGATAGTAAATATTGATTCGTTTTTAGTTGTAGTTATTTTTGTTCTAATGTAATAATGCTCATTCTTTATAGAGCAAGCTAATCCCCATTTTTCATAATCACAATTATCATTAATTAACTTTATATTATAAGCAGAAGCATAATCAAATGCTTTTTTAGAGTAGTGCTCATTGCTAACTATATAAGATAATATATCAAAAGTTTCGCAATGATAATTTTGATTATTTACTTTAATAATAGGTTTATCCACGTACACAAGTGTACCTGCAAGTGAGTAACATAACATAACTAAAAATATAAACACAGACCCTCCTAAGTTGACCTTTTATAATAAGAAGGAATGTTGTCTTCAGAAGACAAATCTCCAAACTGATGCCTTTCTACATAAGGAACATGCTCTATTTCAGATATATCTTTTGGCTTACTTACTCCAGACATCACTTTTTTTATTAAACTTTTAAATTTATCACCTTCGATTCTTCCTGATATTTCTTGAAACTGAGGAAGTCTTCTGCAGTCATGAACAAGTTGCATATGTTTGATATCAGGTCTGTCATCTAAAACTTTTTTTGCATAATTAACAATTCTTCTGAGTTTGTCCAAAAGCTCCGAAACTTCAGGGTTTTGATTGTTTGAACCACAGCTAACACATTCGCAGGAATTACCTGAACAGTTTGCTTCGGATGAAGACTTCTTTAATTCTTCTACCTTTTTAAATCCAACTCTATTTTTAAGATCGCTCATTTTTTCTGGAATTGTTGAAAACTTTTCTACATAAGCAGGCTTGTAGTCTTCAATAGATAAAGTTTCTTTTCGTATGTAATGATTTAGCCAGCCAGATGTTACGTTGTAAGATTCTTTCGTTGGAACTCTGGATATTTTAAATGTCATTATTACACCCCCACCAAGTCTTTTAGTGCCTTATAAACAGCATCACAAGTTGAATTGACCGTATCAATAGCAATATCAATGGCGTTTTCTTCTAATCTTTTAACTACACATTCTGAAATTTCATCACTATCAGGAATATGTGGAGGAAAGAAAGTAGTTAGACCTTCTGCACATTCAACACCGTATTTAATCACAGCTTCGCTTATAGGAGTTCCAGCTGCAGCCAATATTTGTTTTGCTTTTTCAATAATTATATCTTTTCCAGGAAAAGCCATAGCTTCTTTTTTAAGCAAACTATCAATATAATCTGCTTCTTTTCTGAGGCCGATTCTGTCTAAATGATTTGCTAATTTGATTAATTCTTTTTTCATTTTATTATCCTATCCAAAATAATTTGTAATAAAGTCAACACCTGAAAGTTCTTCTTCCATTTTACTCAACTCTTTTTCTTCGGCAGCAGAAAGACTTTTTGCAGAAATAGAACCTCTATCTTTAAATATTGGAAGTCCCATATCTAATAAAGTTTGAAATATTTCAAGCTCCTCTCTGTCATTAATTTTGTATTTTTTACAAAGGTAATCATAAACCTTTTCAAAAGGCTTGCCAGCTGAAACTACAGAGTTAACTAATATTCCACAGATTGCTCTAATAAAAGGGGTTACTACCAGTTGAACTTTAGGCAAAGAAGCTTCTTTTACAATATCTTCCGACTTTTCAACACCTGCTTTCTTTTCAGCAGCACCTTCTCTCATTTGTCTTTTTAGCTTTTTCATATGTTCTTTTAAAATAACAACATCTTTTAATATTTGCTGCTGGTATTTTGACATTTCATCTATATCAAGAGTATGCTCAGCATCCTCTCTAATATTTCTTGAAATTTCCTGATCAAGCTTTCCTAAGTAAGAAACTGCCCTCTCACATCCCGCAATGCTATCTCCAGAGTGTCTAGGTATGTTTTGATACATTCTACCTAAATATTCTGGAAATTTAGACAAGTCTCCTTCTTCGTAAGACTTTTCTTTTATTTCGCCTTCATCTTCATCTTCCAGAAAAGCTTCGCTTCCAGGGATTAAAGTTCTAATCTTTGCAGAGGGACCGTGTTCTTCTTTTAAATCACTTAAAAACTCAGAAGAGCTTTCTTCCATTCCGTCAAAAGTCTTCTCAAGATCTCCCACATACGCATCTTCAAAACTATCCAGCTCCTTGCTAAAATCTTTTTCAAATTCAGAAATTGTACTATCCAAAACAGATTCGTCAATTTCTCCTACTAAATCTGCTATATCATTCAATATTGCTCTTTTTTTCATTTTTTTAAACCTCTAAGTTAAATACGGTAAGCTTCTATACATATCAACGTTGTTATCATCTTTATAACCATCCCCTCTAAAGGAGTTTGGAACTGAACTGGGATGCCCTGGTACGAATTGATTAATTGCATTGATTGGAGAACCCAAATCAAGTGCGTCATTGGTTTGACTTTCCTGATCATTTTTAATAAAGTATTCATTCAATAACTTTCTTTTTATTAATATATTTTTAAAATTACCAAGCAAGGGAACTAAGTGGAAAGATTCTGTAGCTTTCAAAAAGTCTATAGTTTTATTTTCATCGTAATTTAAACTTTCAGAAATCATGCTTCCAAAATATTTTTGATGATCCAAAAAGGCTCTATGAACAAAGCTTATGTTTGACTTCAAAAAGTCTATAATCTTTTTGTCAAATTTAAATCCAAGCTTTGTGGCGTAAAGTAAAGCTCTGAATATTCTCTTAGGATCATTTTTAAAAGTAATTTCAGGATCTAGACAGGTTCTAATTATTCTGTTTTCTACATCATTAATTCCGTTACCTGATATGTCAACAATCTTTTTTGTAAACGGATTGTATAAAAGACTATTTATTGTAAAATCTCTTGATAAGGTTTCTTTTTTTAGCAGGCTTGATTGGGTATCTACAAAGTCATGATATATTCTGCCTGTAGAAAAGTCCACGTGTAAATCACCTTCGAAAACACTTATGTGTTCACCTGTTCTCATTTTGTAATTTAAATTATTTGACGCAGCATATAAAACTCCTAGAACAAAAGATTTCGAATTTGAGTTTACAGTCAGATCTATGTCTTTTGACTTTTTATTCAAGAGTCTATCCCTAACAAATCCGCCAACTATGTACAGTTCAGGAAACCCTAACTGCTCATTAAAGTCAGAAATAGATTGAATAATTTCCTTTTCTTTTTTTGTTAAAATGATATTCATTTAAATTACAATTCCTTATATTGTTATTCGGAAGGAGGAACCTGAGGGGGAACCTGAGATGAAATCTCTTCTTCTGGGTTTATTTGTTCAGCTTCAGACTCATCTTCACTTACCATATCCCTTACAGTTTCTGAACCTGGAATTTTATCTGCAGCATCTATTAAGTTTCTGGCTTGAGAAATCTGACCCATCATCTTAGATACACGTGTGAGTGCGTATGAAAATGAATCAATTAATTTAGACTGGCTTTCTGCAAGCTCAGGAAACATGCTCGCTATACCAAGGGAGTCAAGCATTATATCAAACTCAGCCAACATTCTAATAACTCTTCTGTCAGCTAATGTTGCAGCAACATCATCAAGTTTTTTTGCAGCATCTTCAATGGTTACTCCTTCTAAATTAAAAGAGTTATAATCACTTTTAGAAGGCCCAGGTGCCTTTATTGACCTTATATCAACAGGATCTACCTCAGGAAAAGCCTCTTCTTTCTCTTCGACTGGTGGCTCCTCTTGAGTGACACCAGGTTGAGGGGTGGCAACTTGACCTGCAGGTTCAACTTGGGGTGGAGGCTGTGGTACCACCTGCTCTTCTTCGCTCAAAGCAGGCTCTTCTACTGGTATTTCCTGAGCTAATTTGTTTAAAACTTCAAACTCATCCTTTAGCCCCATCTTTCTAAACGCTGAAGAAGTTCTTATTATAGCATCTTTTTGCATATTAGACGCATATCTTTTCTTAAAGACATTCATAAGAGCAAAAAGCAATTCAGATGCTCTTTCGTAAGTATCATAATCAATTTCTTCTGAACTTTGAAGAGCTCTCATTAGAGAGTTTAAAGATCTCTGAATTGTTCTTCTAGTTTTATTTTCTTTTTTTGCTTTTTCGTCCTTTATGCTTTTCGCCTTTTCTATCTGAGGGTCGGTAGGCCTAAAAGAGGAACCTGGTAGACTGTATATACTTGGGTCTGTATGAGAGTTGGGGACTATTCCAAATCCATAACTTGCCAGCTTATACATATCTTTAGAGGACTCTTTCGCTTTAGACCATTGTAAAAACTTATTTAACTCTTCTTTGTCTTCAAAAGTGCTCTTCTTAAAAAAGTTTTCAATCTTAGCGTCAGAATACTTTAATCTTCTAAACATAATATATTTTTTAAATGCAATTTCCCATTTGTCCATTTGATACTCCTTGTACATAAAGTCATTTCCATAACTAGGATAACTTATTTTTGTAAGCTCTTTTGTGTCATTAGCACTTTTAAACAGTTCAAACTTAGACTCACTATCTACACCAAGACTTTGTAATCTTTTTGCTATATCATGCCCTAATTCTTCACTTATCTTTTTTAAAAAGCTATTCATCACTACTTCTTTCTTTTAATCTTTCTTGCAATCTTTTTGTTTTTCTCATAAAAACCTTCTTGTTGGCCATTTTAGATGAAAAAGATTTTTTAAGTATATAGCTTAAAAGAACTATCATTTCACTATCTTTAGGTGTAGAATTTCCATCAAACTTAGAGATATGCTTGCCAAGCCATTCTTTAAATGCAATTTCATTTTCTATATCTGTTATTTTTATGGGTGCTGTGTTCTCTTTATTCATAATCACCTCTTGACACTAGGTCAGAATAAGCATTGGAATTGATTGAATTTAGTTTGTTATCAACCCTTTCAATAAAAACAGGAACGTTCTGAGGCTCAAGTTCTCCCAAAACCTCACAAACTACTTCTTTTATTATACTTATTTGTTGATTAACTATAGTAACATTTATGTTGTTTTCTACCCTAACATCTTTAAAACCTTCGATGTACTTTTTCCAGTCCTGAAGAAGAGATCTCATAGTATTTATATAATCTAAAAAGACTCTATCATCTTTTATTGTCCCACCAACAGATAACAAGTTAAAGTAATATTCCATCCTAGATGCTATAAGCTTTTCCATTTCTAAAAGCCTTCTAGTTACATCTATTTCTGTCTCTGCTATTTCCTGTATCTTATCTCTATAAGCACTGGTTTTAAGCAGTTGTTCTTTTGCGTCTTCTTTCTTCTCTTGAGATATTATTTCAGTTCTTTTGTTTTTAATATCCTCTAAAACCTCTCCTTTTATATTGAGATGTTCCTTCCTAAACTTTTGTAAGGTCATGTAAGATACATGCAGACGCTTTTTCTTGGGATATTTTTTTGATAAAAAATCCTCTACTTTTTTAACTGATTGACCTTCAACCAACCTCTTTACGATTTCATCTTTGTCAGGATGATTTAAAACTTTCTTAGACATTGGCACTTCCTGTTTTTATAAAATACCAGGATTATATATGTTATTTTTTAAGCTCTTCTAAAAATAACTTTAATAGTCTTGCCTCTTTAACTAAACCTTTTACTTTGAATTCTTTAGCCAAAGTCATAATGTCAGTCTGAAGGGATGGACTTCCTGGGCTGTAAACAACTCCATCAACTTCAAATCCCTCATTGTAATCATAAATCTTCCCTGAGTATGGATTTTGAAATACATTTTCAGAAACACGCAAAGCTTGAACTCCTGGCATATCTGGAGCATATCTTGTAGATAAAGTTGGCTGCTTGTACATCTGCTCTTTTAAAGCATCTGAATTATTTAAATCACTAGACTTTTCTGGAGGAGTTAAATTATATTTTTGATGCAATTCAAGACCTTCCCTTAATCTCTTTTCTCTCGTTCCTTCTTCTATAGCTGTACCATAAGGAAAAAGACTGTTGTCTTTTTCCGCCTGAGCATTTTTTATAATTTCTTCTCTAAGATCAGAGCTTAAGTTGTTAATTCTTTTTAATATATTATCAAAAGACATTGTGTCTCCTAAGTTAATTTGATTTGACTAGTAGAAATGCTCAATTTTTCAGAATCTTTTTGATTCTCTTGTTGATGTCTATAGTTAGGTATCAAGTCACCTTTAGTATCAAAAGAAAGCTTGCTCAAAGGTAGTTTAAATTTAGGACTATATAAGTCTATCGAAGTTGGAGTTTTAATCAAGTCTCCTCTTTGAACCGCTGCTTTTATATAAGTGTTTCTTTCTGAGCTTTCAGAGTTATTTTTTAATAACTGAGAATATTTAGATATTGCATTAATAACTTGCTGACCAGAATATTTATTTTGAATAGAATAAAGAGCATCTTCAGCAGATTTGAAATCTTTATTCCCAGCGCTTACAATCATAATATTCATAAGTTGATTGTAATCAAACTTTTCAGAATAATCTGTGTTTATTGAAACACTTCCAGCAGTCTTCTTTATTTCAAAAAGCTCTCCGAATCCAACTTTATTAAAAGCAATCTCTTCATTATTAAATGAAAATAATTGAGGTGTTAAAGGTTGGTTGTTTGAAATTTCAACTGGGACAGAAACTTGAACTTTCCCAGAAGGTGTATTGACTGCCACATCAAAATTTAAACCTCTTTCAAAAGAAGAAGCTAATTTTATTTGAGGGTTTGTTAGTCCAAAGCTTTTAAGTTCTAAGTCTAAGACTTTGCTAGCAAGCCTAACAATCTTTGCATCATATCTTGTGGATGTTTCTAATAATTCTTGTTCAAAGTTGGCCCACTTAGAAATGTTGTTTGCCAAGTCAGTTCTCTCTATACTTATATGACCCTGAGATCTTAAGCCTTGAAGACCTTTTCTTGCCGCAGCTGTTTTTTCTAAGTCTGTGTTCTTGATATGAGCATAAACATTTGTTTTGTTAAGTTCAACGAGATCTTCTCCATCAATAAAGTGAGAAGGAATAACTGGATATCCATTTTCAAATTGCACAGGTATTTTAATGCTTGCTTCTCTTTTGTTTATAGTTGGATAAGTCGCATTACATAATAAAAAATGATTATTCTTTGCAACAACTTTAACTGTAGTTGGATTACATCCAATTGAATTAAGTTGAACTCTTGTAAATTTCTCCGCCTTCTTAACCATAGGATCAGAAACTGAAGCAAAAGACCCTTTAGGGTAACTAGTAAGCCCTTCTGACAAAACAGAAGATATGCCTTTTAGGTTTTCATTCATGTCTTGAATGGGTTGTATTTTTTTACCCATATCAACTCTTGAATACTCTGCACCTTTATTTAAAGGCTTAGCCGCTCCAAAACCTTTTGGAAGCAAATAACCTAATTCATTTCTAAACTCAGAGTGAGAACCTGAGTATTGATATAAAGAGTTATAAAGATCAGCTATTTCTTTTTGAGAAATAAAAGATTGAGATGATGCTTTCTTTTGCAAAACATCTCTCATTGTGTTTAATAAAATGTCACTATTGTGCTTTTCTGCAGCAAATGAAACTTTGTCTAAAACTAATCTTGTAGGATATTCTCTTCCGTTTTCAAGAACGCTTAAAGCTTCTTTTGCTTTTTTAAGTAAGTTGTTTATGTCCATATTAACCCTCTAAGTATTTTTTTAATTCAGGAAACGTTATGACTAAAGCCTCGCATTTGTCTTTGGCTTGTACTCTTAAAACATCAGATGTAAACTCATTATCCGAACCTGTTCGTTCTAACAAAGCTTCTTTAAATAAAGATATATCTTCAGACTCAAAACCAAACTCATCTGCTCTAAAGTTAGCAATAGGGATACTCTTATAAGCAAGAACAACGTGAGAGTTGTCATAACTTGATGTCGCACTCCAATCTCCACCTTCATTTGAGTTGAATCTTGGATCGCTTGCTCTTATTAAATAATCTCCATCTAACTTCCATAGACCTTCATAATGGTCTTTTATCTTCTTGCCATTATTTATCTTATAGATATCAAATGCTACTTTTGTTAATTTCATGCTAGAATCGTATTTAATCTTATCGGGATTATTTTTGTTTTTTAGATAATCCAGTAAAGCTTTATCTATGTAGTCCATATTTTACCTCAAGTCTTTATTAATAAATTAATAGAAGTCTACTATACCAAAACCATTTTAAATAATAGATTTAATCATTTTTATTCTTATGATCCTCTATATCTTGCAGTATAGATAAAACTCTCTCATCTTTGAGACATATCTTTTTTATCTTTTTGTATACTCCACCATATCTTTTTTTATCATTCTTGTAGTCAATATTGCCATGTAGGGCTTTGTGTACTGCACTTTGAGTTATACCTAAGTGCTCTGCAATTTGATTTTGAGTTTTGCCATCTAACCTAAGCAGCAATACTGTTCTTTGATGGTCCGTTAGATTCTCTCCAAAAATTATTTCATAAATAACACTTAACAGTTTGCCTCTAAGTTCCTCTATTTTTTCATCAAATTGTTGACCTTCTAATATATGACCTATACCTCTGTCATTTGCAAAGTTATTTAAATGCAGCTGGTCAAAAGGAACTTCGACTATTTTATATTGATACGATTTGCTTTTCTTTTTTCTTGAATTTGCCATTTCTTATGCTCCAAAGTTTATTCTTTTTAAGCTTCTTTCTAGCTCTCTAACGCTTTCATTTCTTAAGAACTCATCAACATCTTTGTACTTTGAGAACTCATAAAAAAGCATAGATGTATCTATACCATAACTTTTCTTTACTGTTCTTTCTGCGTTAATTCTTCCTGCGTCATCATTATCAAATAAAAAATTTATTTTGTTGCAATATCTTTTTAGCTTCATAAGATGACCATTGGTAAAGCTTGTGCCCGATAATGCGACACAATTCTTTATTCCGTTTTTATATAAAGCTATCTGATCAAAGTAACCTTCAACAACCCACACCTCTCTTTTTTCAACTATATGCTTTATAGCTTTGTTTAGTCCAAAAAGATAATTGCTTTTGCTAAAGCTTGAGTTTCTATATTTAGGAACGCCCAAGTAACTTAAGTCTCCACTGCTTAAAAGAGACCTTCCGCTTATTCCTACAACATTGCCATACTCATCCGTAAATGGAATTATTAAATAATGATAATCTTTAAAATCAGAAGTATTGTCTGATTTGATTATACTATTTTTTATCAACGCCTCTTTAGATACGTGTTTTGTTAGAACACCAAGATTCTGAGGGAAGTACCCTAGCTTGTATTCTTTTATAATTTTTTTATCAATGCCTCTTGATACAAGGTAATCTTTACAGTCATTACAATTTATCAAGTTTGCATGACAAATCTCAACTAGCCTTTTTAAATCAGTGTCAATCATTAAACTTATCTCCGTAGTGCTTTATTGCATTTTTCATACTTTCGGTTACATCTATCAGGCAGTCCTCATCTTCTGGACAGCTCTTTCCTTTTAATCTAGACTTAACATAGTGAACTTCGGTCATTTGATCGTGAGCCTTGCATTTAAATACGAAGGCTCCTTTCTTATTTGTTTTTATTATATCTTTATTTAACTTCATAGAAAGCTTTGTAAAGTGTGTTACGTTAGTTACAACTTCTCCACAGGTTTTGCAAATCGCTTCGTCCGTATCTAAATCAAGAGATACGTCCATTAAGTCTCTACAAATATTATCACAATAAATCAACATCTATTTACTCTCCAATAATGGGTTTTCTTCTATTTCTTGTATGAAGTCTGAATTCCCATCAATCATAGCGGACCTAATAGATGCCACTATACTTGTTTCTTCTGTAGAAATATACTCTAAGGCATCTTTTTTAGAAGAAAACTTTTGACCATTTATAATGTAGGATCTTACACTGGGTCTTTCTATTATGTTTAATTTCTGTCCTACTTCGAGAATTTCTTCTCCTTTTTTTGTAATTCCACTTAAATACTCTATAGTATATTCTGCTTTTCGATAAGGGCTTCCAACTTTGTTTTTTCCTATTTTAGCTCTAACTTTATGTCCAACCTTTTCACCTTCAGAGTCAATCACTGTATTGTCAACACCTGACATAGGTGCTAAGTTCACCATAAGAGAGCAGGCGTGTTTTAGTGCTCTACCGCCAGGAGAGTCCTCTGGGTTTCCAAACATCTTTCCTGGATCAACTCTTAACTGGTTAATGAAAATCATTGCCACATTTGCCGCTGCAACTCCAGGAGTCATTTTTCTTAATTCTACAGAAAGAAACCTTGCCATCAAAGCCATGTTTTGTTTTCCTACTGCTGAGGTTCTTTCCATTGGAGGTTGCATAGCTGCAACAGAGTCAACTATTATTAAACCCAATTTGGATAAATCTAAAACATTCGCCTTCCCTCTAGGACTGGGAACTTTAATTCTTTGACCCTTTGCTATCATATCAAATACACCCTGAATCTTTGTTTCTTTCTTAGTTGCAGAGTTCACCTTAACTCTTCCTACCAAGCCTTGAAACACTTTTTCTGCTTCATTTGTTTTAATATAAAACACTCTATCATTGTCAATTCCAAACTTCTCTGCCCATTCTGTATCATATGTATATTCACAATCAATAAAAGCAAAACAATTTTCAGGATCTTGTTTTTGCCAGTTTGCAGCTGTTTGTAAAGCAAGAAAAGTCTTTCCTGAGCTTTCTTTTCCTGCAAACTGAGTAATTCTACCTCTCGGCACTCCACCTGCTCCAATTGCATAATCTAAAGCAATAGAGCCTGTAGGAATAACGTCAACCTTAGAGTTTACATCTGGATGAGAAATGCTTTTCAAACCAAATAGTGCTTCTAGTTGACTTAGTGCTTGAGTTTCGCTTAATACTTTATCTGACATTAATAACCTCCTAATATTTATGATTTAATGTTCCATCTGGCGGTCTCCAGCCTGGCTGTGGTTGCCAAGCGGAAGGGTCATCTTTTCTTTCTGCTAAAACTGCATTTGTATTTATCAAAAGAAGTGAGACGCTAACTGCATTAGAAACTGCGGTCCTTGTTACTTTAGACGGATCCACTACACCCGTCTCAACCAAATTTTCTATTTCGCCACTGATTATATTATAACCATAATAAAACTCTTTGCATTCATAAATTTGATGCAAATAAGAATTATAATCTAGATCTGCATTGCTCATGATTTGCTTAAACGGACGCACACACGCTCTTATGAGTACTTGTGCTGCAGGAAGGTACTTCTCTGGAATATTAGATTCTGATAATTCTTTTGCTGCTCTCAACAGAGACACGCCACCACCTGGAAGAATACCCTCCTCTATTGCAGCATCAGTTGCATGCATAGCATCTTCAACTCTATCTCCTTTTTCTCTTAATTCTAACTCAGTATCATAACCAACTGTTATCATAGCAGCTTTGCATGACAAGAAGGACATATAATCCCTTATCTCTTTTCTTGCCTGATCACTAATTGGCTGCAAAGAGTCTTCTCTATAAAGCCTTAGCTTTTCCGTTCTTCTTTCTTCTTGTATTTCTGAATTAAAAATTTGAGTTGTCAATCTGTCTATTACAATTCTTTCTGCAGACCCTAAATCTTTTAAAACAGCAGAAGAAAGAGGAGTGCCTAAAATATCAGAAAAAACAGTTGCCCCTGTCAAAATCGACAGATCTTCCATGGAATTTCCGTTTTGTAATTTTTTTGGTAAATCAACACAACAAACATTTAAAAAGCCTTTTTTGTTATTTTCAATACAGGTATCCAAAGCCACCTTCTCCACTCCCTTTGACAAAACTAAAAGCGGTCTATTTGTTTTTGCAACTTCATTTAAAAAATGAGAACAATCATTAACATGAGTTAACTTTCTATCAACGAGTAAAATGTAAGCATTTTCTAAAAGTAATTCTGTATCTCCTTTAGAAAGAAAATTAGGAGAACAAAAGCCTTTCTTCAAAGAAACGCCATCTACTTTTCTTACTTGAGTTTTAACATTAGGATAAGCCTCTGCTCCAACTGTTCCTAATTTGCCTGCCCATATAAATGCTTCACCTATAGCTTGACCAAGTTCTTTGTCTGAGTTTGTAGATATTGTTGCTATGTTAATTATATCTTCATCAGACAACTTATATTTTGTATTTTTGTCTAATATTTCAATTATTTGATTCTTTGCCCAATTTAGTCCATCTCTAAAGTCAATTGGATTTGTATCTTTTAAAACTTCTCTTGACAAAGACATTATTTCATCTGTCAAAACAGTAGCCGTTGTTGTTCCGTCTCCAGCTACAACTGCGGTTCTTCCTGCAACTTCTTTTACAAGCTGCGAAGCAAGCTCTTCTATAGGGTCATCTAATATAACTTGTCTAGCTACAGACACCCCGTCTTTTGTTATAACTGGAGCACCTACTGGCTTTCCGATAATAACATTCTTACCTCTGGGTCCCATAGTTACTCCTACTATTCTGGATAACTTACTAACCCCAGATATAATCTTATCTTGTGCATCTTTGTCAAATAAAACAATTTTACTCATTATTCCTCCGATTCTAATTTTGCGATAAAATGACATATACCAACACATATAGCATCGGCTTCGTCATAACATTCTTTCTTTATATTATTCACACGATTTAATGTTGTTTTAAAACCTTTAACTTTTTTTACAACGAAATCAAAAGCCTCATCTTTATTTGATATTTTTTCAGAAAAATACTTACTCATCTTGGATCTCACCGAGACAGGTGCATAAGCATAAGTGATTATATCAAGCTCCCTGTAACAACATAGCTTTACAGTTTCATTGTAAGTAGATAAAACAATGATTGTATTCGCAGTACTTTTTCCTCTGCTAAATTTAGATGCGTATTGTTCTACTGCAACTTCATCAGGATCTTTTTCAACAATTAAATCTTTTATCATATCATAAGTTTTTGATAACTTTATTATCTTTTCTTGTTTCTTTCTTGGTGGCTTTATATGTCCATATTCTAAAAGCTGGTACTCTTTTCTGTTGTACTTAACTATTGCCCACCCTATCGTGGATGATGATATATCTAAACTTAAAACTGTTTTCATATAAAGTTACCTTTCTATTAATACTAATTATAATCAGTTTTTAAATAATAAACTTTTTTAGTTAAAAAAAAAGGAGACCGTTTGGTCTCCTTTTGGTTATTTAAAGTTTATAACTAAGGTTTTTATTTAGGTTCTAGCTAAAATCGAAATCAAAATCTTCTTCTCCAGCACTATCTGCCGTAGTTTGAGATGAGTAGTCAGATGCTTCCCACCCCATAATTTCACACACCTTCTCTGCACTTGCAGGCGCAATAAGCTTTTCAATATTGACATCTGTATTAAATTGAGCATACTTATCTTTAAAAGAACTATCTAGTTTCTCTTTTGGGTTAGGTGTGACGTTATATAAGGGCTGAGATCCTTTTGGCCCTCGAACAACACTAATGTCATAATTTGTAACCTTTCCCCATTTGTCATTATTATAAAGAGCTTTGATGCCATTAAAGATTTGACTTCCAACTTCCATTACTTTGAAATCATTATCTTCTCGATCTAGAACTTTAATAAGCCATTTTGATTGTCGTCTAAAACCTGCGTCTTCAAGTCGTGCAACCAAAGTTGGGCTTTCTACTGGTGAATTAACTTTCTTTTTAGACCCATCTGGTGCTTGAACCCAGTGAACATAATATTGGATTGGATTACCCATTACACGTACTACGTTTTCACCTTGCTGTAAACGCATGTAAAGATTCTTTTTCTCTCCTTGTGAACCTACGTCTGCTGCATTCCAATCTATTTCGCCAAATACTATTTTACTCATGTTTATCTCCTGTGTTTATATTTTTATGAGTGGGAGTTTAAAACTCCATATTTTGTGAGAATTTATATTTTCTTTGAGTTGTCTTTAGGCTTTTTCAACCCCATTCAATTTCGTTATCGTTAGTGAGATCTTGAGGAGTTTCTTGCCCTCCGACCTCTATATTATAAGCAGAAAAATTTACTCCGCTTATATTTTCTATAGAATAATCTCTACGAATGAAAGTTTTAAAAGAATAATGCCACCCTGAGAAATACGAAGCTTTGTTTTCCAGCCATTTCTTTGATACTTTTGCTACCGTTATTTGGTTGAGAATCTCGATATAGGCATCATTACTCTGTGCGTACCATTCTTTGTCCTTCGCTGTTTTGTAGCCCTTCTTTTTCGCCTCTTCTAAAGCAGCTATAGACCAAGCTTTATTTTTTTCAGTTTCCAAATAACCTAGATATCTATCAATCTTAGCTATCTTATCTTGACATAAGTTCTGCCCTTCTAAAGTGAGAATCAACCCGCCTTCAGCGATGTTTAAGTCGAAGACTCCACTTTTAGGAAGCTTTTCTTCTACTTTCATTATATCATCGATTCTTAAATCTTGAATATTAAAATTATCTATATTAATAAGGTCTCTTAACGTTTTCATTTTAAATCTCCTTTTGTGTTTTACTTGAATGTAACTTTATTCTTTTTTCTGCAATATCAAAATACTCTTTGTCTTTTTCAATTCCTATAAACTTTCTGCCAGAGTTTATAGCAGCTATACAAGTCGAACCAGAACCCATAGCAAAATCCAACACAACACCTTCTTTTTCTGAGGAGTTTCTTATAAGTGCTTCTAACATATCAACAGGCTTTTCAGAAGGGTGAATTTTAGGCTTGGGGTTATTATAACTTAATACACTTCTTGTGCCTCTGTTATTTATCATCTTAGCCTTGCCCTTTCTAAAAAATATAATATACTCATGAGAGCTCATATAATACTGGTTTGCTACAACATTATTTTTTGCCCATATCAAAGTTTTAAATATTTTAAATCCGTGTTTTTTAATAGCTGTATGAAAGTCAACAAGGTTTTTATCATTACACATTAGATACCCATGAGCTTTTGGCTTCATGACTTTGAACAAAAGTGGCAGATAATCATTTATATCTAAATTATTTTCTTTAAAGCCACCATTACCATTCTTGCCTTCTTTTTTTAAGAAGAAGCCTTTCATAGTTCCTGAGGTTCCCCTCTTAGTAGTTTTGTATGGAGGGTCACAAAGAACTAAGTCAATACTTTCTTCTTCCATTTCCAACAAAACATCAAGGCAGTCATCATTAAATATTTTCACTAGCTCTCCTTTAAAGAAGTTATTTCTTTTTCTAATTTATCAAGTCTTTTAATTAAAACATCCATATTTCTAACTCTTTGGTTTAGCATTATATTAAATAAAAAATAAACAACCACCATGGATATCTTCTCATTAGAAGGTGGTAGTACTGCGGTTATAAAGCCATTTTTATCAGAAGTAAAAATTCCATTAAACTCAGTTTTGTCTACAGTCTTTATTATCTCATTATAAGCCGCAAACTCCTCATGACTCAAACTAACTCTTTTATTACCTATTGCTCTAATCATCAGAAACTCTTCTTACTGCAGCTCCTCTTTTGTTTAAAAGTCTATTTTCTTTTGCTATTCTCTGTAGCCTTTGAACCTTGTCTTCGTCTTCATCTTCAACAAGAGGTATTTCATCTTTGAATTCAGCTGCAACCTCATCTCTGATTTGACTTAAATCACCATCAATCGTTTTGACTTCTTGTTCTTGAACTTCCACTTCAGCCCCCTCAAATCCTTCTAGTTTTCCAATCTTATTTACAAAAAAAATAGATAGAAGTTTAAGCTCCGATCTGGAGTAATCAAAGCCATTGTGAAACAACTCTGTAGTCAAATAATTAACTTTTTTCAAAGTTTCATTTGATAATAAAGCAGAACCACAACTAGGACACTGATTTGCGTTTATTGAAAATTTCAAATTTCCATTTACTAAAAAATTACAAGAATTACATGTTATCATTTTTTACCTCCCATAAATTCTTTCTATTGTCTTTAAAGATAAATCTTTTGTATCCATATATTCGTTTACAGAGCATACAGCCTTGAATGGTATACCATCAATTAAAAGATTTTTATATTTTTCATAATCATTTGTCCAAACTGTCAAGCCACATGTATTACCCCATTTGTCTTCAACTAAATACTTTCCAAACTTTCTTCCGATATTTTTTCCGTTTTTAATTGTAAACTCCTTTATAAGGGTTTTTATAACTGCTTCAACTCTAACTGCTTTGCTCTTTTCCATATGCTCAACTTGATTTAATCTAGTTACTATTGAACTATCTGAGAAAAAGTCCTTGAAAGCATCATGCAGTTGCCCTGAAATAGTCCTACCTAAAACTTGACTTTCATTTATCAAAATCTCTTTAAGATCCCATTCATCATTATATTCAGGTAATTCAATCTCACATATTTCTTTTTTCTTTTTTGCTGCAGCTTTTATTTTAGTTCTATACTTTGCATAGTTTTCAAATAAATCTTTTCTGGTTCTTCCAAAAGAATCCAAAGCTCCTGCTTTAGATAAAGCTTGTACCGCAGTCTTGCCCACTGTTCTACCATTGCATTTAAAAAGAAATTCCTGAACACAAACAAATGGCTGATTTAATGTTATTTCTTGCAAAGCTTTAGAACCTAACCCTTTTAAGCAAGAGAACCCCGAAACTATAACGCCTTCTTCTTTTATTGAATATTTTTCTTTGCTATAATTTATATCTGGAGGTAAAACTTCTATCTTCATCTTTAAACATTCATTTATATACTCTTGAGACTTATCAGAGTTGGGATCCTCAGAGTTTAATAAAGCACACATAAACTCTGTAGGGTAATGTCTTTTTAGCCAAGCTGTATAAACCGAAATATGAGAATACAAAATAGAATGAGACTTATTAAAGCCATACATTCCAAATGGGATTATTTCATTATCCCAGATATCTTTTGCTTTTCTTAAAGACATATCTGTTTTTCTAACACAATCTTCAAGAAAATTAGCCTCTGTTTTCATTACAAGTTCTGGATCTTTTCCTTTTAGCTTTGTTATCTTTCTTAAAGCATCAGCTTGATTCAAATCCCAGCCTGCACAATCCTTTGCTATAGCCATCATTCCCTCTTCATAAAGTGACACTCCAAAAGTATCACCAAGAGCATTCTCTAAAGATTCATGTCTAAACTTAGACTCTTCTTTGCCAAATCTTCTTTTTATATAATCCTTTCTGTCTTTTTGAGAACAACTGGGTCTTCCCATAGCATTAATGTCAGATATCATACTTACATTAAACGGCTTTATCTTTTGACACAATGGAGAAAGTGTTGACTCTAATTGAAAAACACCTGCATTATTACCAGATGAGATCATCTTATAAGTATCCTCATCATCTATAGGGATATCATCTATACTTATAACCTTCCCTTTTGTCATCTTTATATTTTTAAAAACATTGTCAATGACTGTTAAAGTTTTTAATCCCAAGATATCCATTTTTATTAACCCATTCTCTTCACACCTATTCTTTTCCCACTGAGTAACTGTTTGCCCCGAATCATCAATTCTAAGAGGAACAAAGTTATATAATGGCTCATCAGAAATTACAACTCCTGCAGCATGAACTGACCAGTTTCTAGTTAGACCTTGAAGTTTCGATGCAAATTGATACAACCTAGGATATCTTTCCATGTAAGATTTAAACTCTTTTGATTTTTTCATTGCGTCTTCGATGTTTTTTGCATCAGGCATTATTGAAGTTATATGATTTGCAATCTTAAATGCAGAAGATTTATCTCCACCTATTCTTAACGATCTGGCGACATCTTTTATAATTACTTTGGGCGACAATGTTGACCAGTTTGAAATAGATGCAACTCTATCTTCTCCATATTTGTTTTTTAAATACTCTTTTACTTTTGAAGGGTCAGCAAAATCTGTATCTATATCTGGAAAGGACTTCTTTTCTTTATTGTGAAATCTTTCAAATAACAATCCGTAATCCATTGGGTTTACAGATGTTATCCCTGTCAAATAAGAAACTAAAGACCCACCTGCAGAGCCCCTTCCTGGCCCAACTGGAATGTCGCTTTCCTTTGCCCAGTTTATATAGTCAGCCACAATTAACATATAAGAAGAGAAATTCCTTTCTTCTAATATTGATAACTCATACTTTACTCTATTCCAATATTCTCTTTTCTTTTCTTTAGACAAATATGAAAACTTTAATTTAAAAGACTTCATACATTTGAACCGAAGATATCCTTTGTTTTCGTCTACCTCTGACCCAACTCTATTGTGCCAAGACTTAAATTCGCCATAGTCTGCCTCTTTTTCAAGCGGAAACCTAGGAAGTCTAGGGCCTTTTGGCTCAAGATAAGAAGGCTCTTCACACATTTCTGATATATCTACAGAATTCTTCATTGCAATACTAGCTACTTCTTCTCCAAAAAACTCAGTTATTTCTTCATGAGATTTTAAGTACATGTCTTGAACACCGTATCTAAATCTGTTAGGATCATCTACAGCTTTCTTGTCTTTTATTGCTAACATCATATCATGATATTTCGCATGATCTGCATCTAAGTAATGAGCATCAGATGTGGCAACATATTTTATGCCTTTATCATTTGCATATTTAATCAGAGCATTGTTTAGCCTTACTTGGTCAACCTTTCCATCTTCTGTCTTTAAGTTATGTGGTTGCAACTCTAAATACAGCCTATCTCCAAATATTTCAATTAGCCTGTCAAGTCTAGACAAAGCCTCATCTTCATCTCCGTCTGCAATAAGAGCTTTTGCAATAGGTCCGTTAGAACAGGCCGTAAGGCAAATTATATCTTCGCCAAACTTTTCTAAATGTTCCCAGCTTATCCTAGGAGTCTTTTTCCCCATATACCCAGAAACTTGATTTTTGTAAGATTCATAATTTAATCTTAAGATATTCTTATAACCATTATGATTTTTTGGTAAAAGAACCAAGTGATAAGATTTTCTCACAGAAAGGTCTGGAGCAAAATAAGCTTCAATTCCAGGTATAAGTTTAACTCCTGTTTGTTTTGACGCTTTCCAAGCATCAAAGTGAGCAGTAAGTGTTCCATGATCTGTGATGGCAATAGCTCTATGAGAAAGAGTTTTTGCTTGTTCAAATAATTTATATACATCATTCATACCATCTAAGGGTGATCCTAACTCAGTATGATTATGCAGTGACACGAAAGGCGATTTAGCCATGTTTCCTCCTTTCCTACGTGTAATAGAATATTAAATATCGGCATGTAGCCATACCGACATGTTATACATAATTTTATAAAGTTTTTTAAATTTATTATTTTAAATAAAAAGGTTCTTTTTAGAGACCTTTATACATTCTTCCTTTTAAAACAATTTGACAAATATGTTCTAATCTTTCTATGTGCTCAAATGCACCCCAAGGATTTGGACCAACCGCACAAACTCCATGGTTAGCCTGACCTACAATGTCATATTTTACAACATTTGAATCTTCTTCTGTCATAGCCTCAAATGTTTTATTAGCCAAGTCCCAACTTGTAGCAGGTAAGATTGGAGCTGAAGGTCCAACTTTAGTATACCTGCTTACTTCTGGAAATTCACTTGCTATCTCTTGCAAGTCTAAACCTGCATATATCGCAGCAACAATATTTGTCGGATGAAGATGAACTACGGCTCTGGTTGTGTCATGATATCTTTGCAAATAACCATGCATAGACAACTCACCAGAAGGATTACCTTTAGTTTCAGACAAACAAAACCCAGAAGGTGTGAACTTTACTTTCATTATATGTTCAGGATGAATAATTGTTTTCCTCCAGCCTGAAGGAGTAATATACATAAAATCTTTACCTTTTCTTCTTAATGATATATTTCCATCTCTTGTTGTAATCCAACCTCTTTTATGAGCCTCTCTCATGATGTCACCAATTGCAGTTAACATTTCTCTTCTCCTTTTATTATGTTTATAAGTCTTACTAAATCTTCAGTGGTAAATGTAAATTTATGATTATATAACTCTTTATTGTTATCCAACCTTCTTATTGCTTCTAATGCTTCGTATATCTCTAGGTCTTTGTCAGTATCACATTCTTTTAAAATACGAAAATTAAAATTTTCTTCTCCAAGTATATTCCAGTCTTCTTGCAAGTCCTTGTTTGAATGAGAGTTTTTGTTTAATTTCTTAATATGACTCTTTGTTCTAAGTTTATAGGCATTAGTCTTTCCTATATATGTCTTTTTGTTCTTAGTATTTGATATCTCATATATTGCATTCTTTTGACTCTTTACGCTTCTCTTATATCTTCTTTTGCAAGTTTCTCTTCCTATTTTGTTATAACTATTCTTCTTAACTATTTTCTGACATTCTCTACAAAAGGAATAAAGACCGTCCTTTTTTGATCTGTCTTTGTTAAAGTCAGATATGTCTTTTATGCTATTGCAACGTCCACAACTTTTACTTTTCATCTTGAACCCCTAAAAACATTTTTATTATCATTTCGCTTTTATTCGCCTTTTGCCAAATCCAAGCATAGGTGTTTTTTATGCCATTTATTTTTTCTTCTAATTCTTCTTTCTCTCCCTCTAGTGTGAGGTACTCTTCAACTCCCAAGTTTATATCTTCTAAATCTAACTTTTGAGCTATATCTATTATAATAGAAGGACAGTTAGAGTGTATTCCTTCAGATAACATTTCATGATATTTGCTCATCATTTTTTTGTATTCTTCGGGATACCCTTTTAATTTATCAGGGTGTGTCTTGAAAGCTATTTTTTTATAAAGCTTTTTTAAATTAGATGAAAACTCAACCTTTAATGCAGACTCTGAAACTTCAGGTTCCTCGAAATCTGTAGCAAACAAATTGTCTAAAGGTAATCCGTTTGCTTTGGCATACTCTGTCACAGCTTTTCTAAAAGATGTAAGGTTTTCATCATTTTGTTTTTTTATTAAGCCATATTCAATCTTTAAAGATTTTACTTGAAAAAATACTTTTTCTGCTTTTTGACTAGTATTTGTTAATAGCTTTGACATTGGGACTTTCCTTTTTAATATTTACTAAAACAAAAACCTCTTATAACTTCTTTAATTATTATCAGATAACTGTACAAACATAGCTTAAAAATAAAAAGCGACCATAATAACTACAGTCACCAACAATTTAAAAGTATTCGCCCCAAAGCTTAAAGGAAAGCTTGTGACAGCTTTTTTCTAACTCATCAAGCGTTTCTTTTGCAGTCCAATCAGCTATATCCTTTACTTCCCAAAAAACTGTTTTGTTCTCAGGAAAATCAAAGTTCTCCATATATGGAGAGTGTTCTGCTTTATCAATAATTACTATTATATCATTTGAATTAATATCATACTGACTTACAGGTGTTCTTCTTTTCTTTACCTTTCCGCAATCAATACCTAACTGATCAAGCCTTTGAATTGTATAAGGAGATGTCTCTCCATATATCGAAGCTACCTTGTTAGCTAGGCTTATCTCAAACCCTCTAGACATAGTCCTGATTGGTATTTTCAAAACCTTGCCTTCGTTTTCCATAAAAGCTTCACAGAACTTAGATCTGTAAAAATTACCAGTACATATAAATAAAATCTTATACATTAAACCTCCAAAAAATAATAAGGGCAAAGGAGATTCCCTTTGCCTCTTAGTTTGTATAAATTAACCTTCTACAACTTTCTCCATAGATCCTACCATCTGTGATATCATTTTATGATCTAAATTCTTTTTTAAGATTTGAACAGCTTGTGTTAATTCTTTTTTTGGAATAGGCTTGTCTTCAAGGAAATCCTTCTCCCATTCTTTAAAAGAAGATCTATATTCTTTAATCTCATCTCGTCTTTGATCAATTTCTTGTTCGTAACTCATATATGTACGCACGTACTCTTGTGTCCATGCATTCATTTCTTCTTCTGATCTTGTATTAATTTTTACTGAAAATTCGTCATTACTCATTTTTTCTCCACTTTTTTGTATTGGTATTTATTAACCATTTATTATTTTGTCTAGTGTGAATTTTAACCAAACTATGTTCTCTTGATTAAATTCCATTTCTCTTCTTGAGAAATTACATATTATTAAGGATTCTTCTTTGTCTAATTCGCTAATATCATCTATATCTCCTCCTTTTATTTTTAACGATTTATAGTATTTATTTTCTACTGGATAGTTAAACATGCTTTTCTTTTTAACCCATACTTTTTCACCTCTTTTGTTTCTCAAATCAACATATAAGGAGTTGACTTTTTCATTTCCAACTCTATCAATGTCAAATATTAAAATGTAAGTATCTTTTGTTTTCTTGATTATATCTTTTGCTTTCAAAGATACGTTTTTATATTTTCTCAATTGTATTTCTAGCAATTGATTTTCCAATTTATCAAAGAATTTCAAAGGTTCTTCTGTGAAAACAACATACTTAAAAACATTATCTACTATCAAGCCTACTGTGTCATGTCCCTCTAAACAAGAGAGGGCAGAAGAATAGAGAAGAAACCGTAAAAACATTATTCTTTTTAAAAATATCTTTTTTATTGATCCATCATCTTTGGTTATTTCTTTTCCTGACAATGAAGGAAAATAGTACCCATCAAGCTCCCCCTCTATTATATCCAGATTATCAGCATATTTTTTAATTTTTAAAAAAATCTTTTGAAGGTCGACTGTCTCATTGGTGTATTTTTTTAAAAACTCACTTTTTGAAAGTTTGAATAATTTAATTCCGAATCTGCAATCATCTAGATCATCAAACTTTACTTTTGAAAAATCAAAGTGTATAAATAATAATTCTTTTTTAATAAGTCTGACAGAATATCGCTTGTTAATTATTTCTAACTTCTTTATGTTTGATCCTGATAACGCCTTCTCTGTAGCTATATACTTTTTTATTTTATCTGTAATACTGCTTGATTCGTTCATTTTTCTTTATTCTTTTTATTATAGATGAAACTGTCCAAACTTCAATATTTAGCCTTTGTGCAGTTTCTCTGATTGTCGTACCTTCTAAAAATATTAATTTAAATACATTCCATTCTTCATCTATTAAAGTTTGCTTTAAATCCTCAACCAAAAAAGAGAAATCCTCATTCTCTTCGCTATTTCTAAATGCTACATCAAGAGATAAAAAGTCATCAGGATTTTCACCTAAATCATTTATGTGCATGACCTTGAAAAAATCTCCATTACCATTTAAAAAATTCGCATTATTAGATTTTTTAACTGAAGTATTAAACTTAGAAACCATCTTGTTAAATATATGTGTGTGTAAAAATGTAGAGAGCTTTACGTTTTTGCTATGATCATAATTCTTTAAACCCTCTAGTATTATGACATAAACCTCTTGCTTTATATCTTCAGGAGTTAGGTTGTCAATCTTAAACTTATATGAATAAGAATTAACTAAAGGCTCTATTTTATTTAGAATCTTATCTACCCCAAGCCCTGTTTCGAAATCAGCACGTATAAGCTCCTCATACATTTCAACCGCTATGATAGACATTTAAGCCCACTTCTCTATACAGATGCTTTTGTAGTCACACCAATCACAAAGTCTCGTAGGTTTCTTTACCCAGTTCTTTTCAACTCTTATTAAATCTAAGTTCTTCATTACTTCGTCCATACATTCATCTAAATCAAAGTTTGTAAACTCATATTCAACTTCTTTGAAGTCATGTTTTAGCAACATAAAAGAACCTATAACCTTTTTTGTGTCAGGATACACTTCTCTTATTGCGTTTGCATAAACAAGAAGCTGAAAATCTTTTAAATATTTGGGATTCTTAGATGTCTTATAATCTATAACCTTGTAGACACCTTCTTCTATTTTGTCTATTCTATCAATATAACCTCTTATTAAAGCTCCTTCTTCAAGCTTTAATTGAAATGCTAACTCATTAGACACTACATTGGGCATGCCTGTTTTTCTTATTAGTTCTAGGTACTCTTGCATCATTTCTCTTAAGTAAAGAATCCCCTTCTTATTTCCATCTGGAGACCACACATCTTCACTTAAAACTGCAAAGTTAAACTCCTTTACTGCTTCAACAAAACAAGTCTTCATTATTGATGGATATTCAGACTCAGGAGTTGACTGGTCAGCCTTTTCATGGAAAAGTTCAAGAATCCTGTGAGCACAAGATCCAAACTCAGTAAAGTTCCAAGTTTTCCTCTCTATTTTAACTTTTTCAATATATCTATAATAATATTTTTTTGCACAACTTTTAAATGTATCAATTGACGATACTGATAACTTCATCATATTTTCACCTCAGTTTAGACATTACGGGGTCTTTAATCCATTGAAAAACGAACTTTCCTCCTCTCCTATTTTTTGGTGTCTTTCCGAAGTTAAAACTTTTTGGTTCAACTTTTTGCTTGGAAATAATCCAACGGCACTCAAGACTTTCATAATAGTAAAAAGTTATTTCCCCCGTTGTACTATCATAAGCATATTTTGTTAAATTGCCTGAAATTATATTCTTATATTTAGACTCGTTTTCAGTATAGAACTCTGAAACATAATTAAAAGTACCAAAAGGTCTATTTATAAGCCTTACTGATTGGTCGTTTATTTTACCCTGTGTTAAGCCATCAATCATTATGACTTGAGCTCTTGGGTCAAAATACACATTATCATTGTTTGGACTGTCAGGCCCTTGTCTGGCAGGTATGATTTGCTCTTTTACAAAGTTAATAAATGTTTTAGTTGAAGGTACAGGCTCTCCTTCATCATTTGTAGTAGATGTAACAAAGTCATAAGAGTTTCTAACCTTAGACATTTCTTGTGCTATTTCTTGTTCTGCGTCAAATCCAAAACTATCTTTTACGGCTTGATCATACTCTAAAACAACAACTCCTTCTTCGTGCCCTTTTCTTGTGTTCTTTATATTTGAAGATGCAGATGTAACTTTGTATTCCTTTGAAAACTCACTGGAATATTCTGACCCATCATAAGCTCTACACTTAAAAACAAAAGAGTTGTCTTCGGTTGGAAGATCGACTCTGCTTGCTGCTATCAAAGAACTTGAATTTGGCGTAGAGCCGTCAAGTGTATAAAAAACATTTGACGGCTTATTTGTTGATATAGTTAAGTACTGTGGAATCCCTGATATCAACTCAGTCTTAGATTCTTCTATCTCTAATATTAATGCCATTTCTACCTCAATTATAATCTAAAAAATTAACAGAACTTTCTCCGTTAACCTTACTTACATTTATAACCATATCAAACTTTTCTTTTAATCTATCATCATGAGTTATCATTAATATCATATATTTATCTGATAGCTTTTTAATAATTTCCACAAGGTTATCTGTGCCATGCTTGTCCAAAGGTGAATTTATTTCATCCATCATAATGAACTCTAAGTTTGCTCCCGAATACTGAGAAGATATTTCAGACAATCCAGTTCTTGTAGATAATGCGATTCTGAATTTCTCTCCGCCACTTAAAGATTTGAAGTCATATTTATATCCATCTTTTATTGTATTTAGATCTAAAGTTTCTACCTGACTTACCTTATCAGATCTTAGCTTTTGAGTATCCAGACTAATCGCAATAGGTTCATTGCAAATCTCACTCAAAACTCTGTTTGTATGAGTTTCTAAATCTTCTATTAAACTATTTATTAAAATAACTTGAATTCCAGACTTACCAAGATATTTGTATAAATGCTCCAGAACTACAATCTTTTCATTTAACTCTTTTATCTCAACTTTGATTTTCAAATTATCTTCAATTTTAGACAAGACTTCTTTGTGCTCACTTTCTGTGACAGCCATGACTTTACTTAAATCAAAAATCTCCTGATTCACATTGCTTCTGTCTTCTTTTAACTTTCTAACATTTTCCTTTAACGTTTGAAAGTCATCATCTTTTAGGGACAAAAGACTTTGATCTAAAGCCTGAAGTTTTACTTTTAAACTCTTAACCTCATCTGTAACCTCAGAGAGCTCAGTGTCTTTTAACTCCATCTGGGAATTAAAGAATTCAACTTTTGACTCGCAGCCTTCAATCTTTCCATTTAAGCTTGTTATAAGCTCGTTAGTTTCTTTTTTAGAATGTAGTACCTTTAAATCTATCTCTTTAGATTCTATCTTTTCTTTTAGCTCGCTCATATCATTTTTCAAAGAACAAAGTTCTTCTTCTCTGCAAGCATCAAGGTTTTTATGAAGCTCGCTATCTATCTCCTGACCACAAGATGAGCAGTTTTCGTCAGAAATAACTGTGTCTTTAAGATCTGAAAATCTCATCTTTTTTAATTTTCCATCTGACTTAAGCTCAATTAGGTCCTCACCCATCTTGGCTATCTTTGCAGAAACGTTTTCTTCGTATTTTAAATTGAGCCTGCTATCAAGAAAACCTTTCTTCTTCTTATTAAAAGAAGATATATCTTTTTTGATCTTAGATATGTCTAATTTTAATCCTTCCGACTTTGTGGTTAGTTTTTTTATTGAAGATGTGGAGTTTTGTATTTCTAAGTTTATTCTATCAAACTGATTGGTGTCTAAAGAGTTTTTCATATTAACATATCTCTCATAAGAATGAGAATATCTTGTTTCTAAAGATTCTTGTACGCCTTTTAACTTATCAAACCTGCCACTCTCGCTTCCAATCTTATATTGAAGCTGACCCCTTTTTATCTCTAGCGTCTCAGTATCATAAAGCTTTCCCTTTAACACTTCCAATGCGACTTTTAAAGATTTGCACTTATCTTTAGCTTCCCTTTCATATTCATCCCAACGGTTTATGTCAATCATATTTTTTAATATTTCTTTTTTCCTAAAAGGTTCTGCTTCTGCAAATTCAGAAATATCATTTTGTCTGAAATAAACTGAGTTTATAAATGTTTTGTAATCACACTTTAAAACTTTTTCTATTTCTTTGTTAGTTAAAGTATTTGTAGAGCCAGAGAGGTCGCACCAAGAGCCGATCTCATCTAACTTATAAAAATTTACTGATGAGGATCCACTAACTCTGTTTCTGATTCTTTCTACCTTATAGGTGTCTCCAGACTCTTCAAACAAAAGCTCAACTACTGCCTGATCTTCCCCCCACTTAACTAACTCGTCCATCTTTGCTGCTCTACACTTATTAAACAAAGCCCAACAAATACCTTCTAATATAGCAGACTTACCTGATCCATTACTTTTGTCATAATTACCCTCTGTATTTCCTACTAGCAAAGCTACATTAAAAGAAAAATCTATAGTGCTCTCTTTGTGAGAGAAAAAGTTTTTCATATTTATCTTTAGTGGTTTCATATTATTACTCCATAATCATTTTTGCTTGCTCTTCAACCTTAGCACACAAATCTTTAGGTAGCTTTTGACTTGATAAAAACTTAACAAACATTTTAAAATCTGTCTCTTCCTTTAGTGCAGAGGTATCTCTAGATACTTTTCTAAATTTATTTTCTATTTGAACTTTTGCTACAAAATGTGCTCCTTTTTTATAAAGTTTCTTTTCTAACTCTTTCTTTTTAATAAGAGAGTTCATGTCCTGCTGAATAGCAACTCTCATTCTAACAATCTTATCTTGAACATCAACTTCATCAATGCGTTCTTTTAAACTGCTAACAACTTCAGATATCTCAGAGTTCGAAAAGTCAAGAATTATCTCTGTAAGTTCTTTGCAAGGTATCTTTATCTTCTCAACCGAACAAGTAACTGTATCATAAATAAACAAATATTTATCCTGCTTTGCCTCTCCAAAATTTGTTCTTTCCATAGACCCAGTGTAATAACAATTTATAGAAGGATCTATATCTTTTTGAGAATGATAGTGACCCATAAAAGATGCGGAAAAATCTTTAAACGTATTAGGATTCACAAGCATTTCTGACCCACCAAACTCAGCATAACTTCCTTCGTAAAAAAAGTTGTGACCCACAAAGACCGTTGGAAACTTCTCATTGCAAGTTTTAAATAAATCTGAAATGTGATTTTCAAAGTTTAAAGACTTTTCTGCAGTAGTATCTCCTGGATACATCCTCTTGTCTCTAAATGGCATTAGCAGCAGATTGACTCTTTCGTAATTATTATTCGTAACTGATATTACATCTGGATCAATTAATATCCTTACATTCGTATAATGCTTTGCTGGCATTGATAGTAAAGCGCTAGTATAAGTTCCTCCAAACCTTTTGTAATCATGATTCCCCATAATTATAAAAGTAGGAATGTTAGATGTTGACAGCCTTCTAATTGCTTTATCTGCTGCTTCTATTTCAATAGGAGAGGGGTTTCTTTTTTCAAAGAGGTCTCCAGTTTGAACAAATGCATCTATCTTATTCCTTATACAATAATCAATACAAAAGTCCATAGACTTTTCATAATCTTTAATTCTTGTATTAGACCCGTCTTCGGTAGGTTTTCCCAAACCCATAATTGCTCCAAAGTGCGCATCTCCAAGTATCGCTACCTTCATAAAAACTCCTTATTTGTTTTTCTTTAGAGCTTTTGTAACTTTGTTTAAAAGCACTCCAGCTCCTCTTATATCTTCGTATCCGATTTTTTCTATCTCAGAATCTACCTTCTCACACAACCTAGAGACTTTATCTAAGTCCTTTGGGTTATTATATATATATTTTCTAATAATGTCTGAAATTTGTAATAAAATTCCAAAATTATTTGATCTCCTTTTTGTTGGAGTATAACTGCCATCAATATCAATTCTGCCTTTAAGCTCTATTATCGCCTCTTTAAAATTCAAGTTGGTACAAAGCATAAAAAAGTGTATTGCTTTATTACCTGCTCCGCAACCAAAGCAATGAAAACTGTTACCTTTATCGTCTATATAACAAGACGGAGTTCTTTCTGCTCCTCCTTTGTGATCAGGATTAGGGCATTTTATTTTGTGACTAAAGTTTCCAGCCATACACCTATTAAGTTCTATATCAAACTCTTCTGCTATATCTTTAATTTGTATTTGAGAATTTATCAAATCAGTAAGTTCCATCTAATCCTCCTAGGATATTAGCTATGTTTTTAACATAGGGTGTTCTAAATTTAACTGGCATTTTAAATGATCCGTCAAGATACAATCCTGATCCAGAACTGCTAAGTTCTTCTCCTCCTGTTTTGTCCAAAATAACTTTAGAGTCAACTGAAGATGCAACTCGCAAACAAACTCTTCCTGGAAAGTTAGCCTTAATTAAACCAGAAATAACATTAACACTTGGTCTTTGAGTTGCTAAAACTATGCTTATTCCAGATGCCCTGCCTTTTTGAGCAATCAGACACAAGTCATTTTGCAAGGTTTTATCTTGAAGATGAAAATCCGCCCACTCATCTATAACTATAACTATTGGTTTAAACTTAGAATATGTAAAAACAGAGTCATTATATTCTTTTATATTTCTAACTCTAAACTTATTCATAAACTCATACCTTCTATTCATCTCATCAAAAATAACACTTAATGTAATCTTAAATTGCTCTATAGAATTATCTATTCTCAGAACAGAATTTGTATATTTATACATAGAGAATTCTACAAACTTAGGATCAACCAAATATATGTCTGCATTGTTTTTCATTTGAGATAAAATTATATTATGCAACAAAACAGACTTACCCGAACCTGTAGTTCCACCTATTAACAAATGTGGAACAGAGTTTAAATCAATAATAAAATCCTCTCCACTATTTTTTGTACCCAAACAAGTAGGTATGACTTCGTTATGAGTGTCGTTTTTTAGTAACTCGGTCAAAGGTTTTGGCTTTATATCCTCCCTCTGTACCTCTATCCTATAGACCCCTTTACGTGTCAAGGGGTATCCTCTAGGCCTCTCTAACGCCTGCAAGTGCAAACCTATTTCTGCTAAAACTGAATCTATTTTAGAAATTCTCATGCCGACAGATAAAGTTACATCATATATATCGTAAAAACCTATAGTTTGTTTTTCTACTTTTCTGAACTTAACTCCGTATGAACTAAGTAAAAGTTCAAACGTGTCTTTTTCATTTTCTAGAAAATCTTGATATCTTACTCCCATTGTTCAACTCCAAATATTCCAATACATCCCTCAAAGTTTCCCTCTTGGTGACAAGGATAATATACGCAGTATCCTTTGTAATGTCTAATTTATTTGAAGATCCTATTTCTTCGATAAAACGAATCTTATTGTTCAGCTCATTTATCAGAGTAAGAATGTAGGATTTTAAATTCATGGTTGTCTATTCATTTTTTTAAGCCCTCTTTTTAACTCTCGATTCTCTACTTCTAATTTATTACACCTATCTCTAAGTTTCAAAGATGACCTTAAAGATAATATTATTAAAGAAAAAATACCTTCTCCTGGATTATCTTCATCTAATTCATTTGCAGAAACCAAAAGACTATTAAGTGTAGATACAACATTGTTTTTATAACCTTCTGTTTGGTTATCTGGATGTGTTTTGTCATCCATAAGTTTTTTAAATTCTTGAAATGCACCTTCTGCTTTTTTTCTAGGGTTTCTTTTTTTGTTTTTTAAATAATTATTTGTTGGGATATTAATATTACTCATGTAGCTTCCTTATATATAAGTATATATTATACATATATAATCACATTGTTTATTTTTTATTTTTTACTAACCTAATAAAGTATCTTGATCCTCTAAAGATTTCCTAATATAAGAATATATTTCACTAGATGTCATAATTCTTTTTGCTATTTGAGCTCCAAACATAGCTCTTTGTTCCGCATCATTAAAACCTACAGATAAGTCTGTAGAGAAAACACCTGCATTTGTATTAACTACTCTTTCGTCAACCAAGCCAAAAGATACATTTTGATAATTACCTGCACTCAAATTAGTATCAGAAATGGACCCACTATAAAGCTTCACTCCATCATCTTTATGCCAAGTAACAGTAATGTGAGTCCATCTGTTGTTATCTGTACCTATATGTACTGCATTACTGTCTCTTGAAAAACTACTACCTCCAGGATTCCCAAGTCTAAAAGCACCTTGTCCATCATGTTTGAAGTAAAAATTACCAAACTGAAAGAAAATCCTTCCATATTGAGTATGGCGCTGAGGTCTTATCCATATAGTTGCAGTAAATCCATCTTCATAATCACTAGAATCACTTATGTTTGATATCGTTATAGAGTTAGAGCCGCTTGGCAATACGTCATTTCTATTGTACTCTGTGGCTAAAACATAGTTTCTTGACACGTCTCCTCCATCAGGAGTTTGTTCTATTATACCTAAATTATTATATGTTGCAGCATCAGATGCGTCAGCCAAAATCTTTAAAGCTTGAGTTTTGTAAGAAGCTAAACCACTATCTGTCTCTACTTTGTATGTTATTGAGTAATCACCAATTGTTCCAAAGGTTATGTCACCAATGTTTGAAATTGTAATGGTGTAATTTTCTGCTGAATCAACTTGCACTTGACTTATATAGTCATCAAAATTAGAGAGTATTTCATGATAATAAAAATATTCAGAGATATTCACATCTGGAGCAGAAACTATATCAGCTGGCCATGCGTTTATTAAATCATACTGAGCGTCAAAGCCTCTGTTATACAATCTTTGAACTGTTTCTTGTAAAAACACAGCACCTTGCCAAATACCAACATGTGTATAACCAGCAGCTCTAAAGCTATTAGTGCTATTCCACATAATACCGCTAAAACCACCAGCCATAGTGCTGTTTATTGTGTCAAACAAAACCGAATTAACATATATCTTAGTTTGATTATTTGTATCATCAGAAGCTGCAAGTATGTGCACCCAAGAGTTTAAATGGTTTGAAGATAAAAAGGAATTGATATTTTGAGTACCTGAAGTTCCCATAGCTGCAAATATACCAGAACCGCTAACACTTACAGGCACTTCATATCCTTGTACTGATTTTAAAATTTTTGTTCCACCTGACATAGATCCATCATTATAAACCCAAAATGATACAGCACTATTACCATTCAAACTCTCTCCTGTATATCTATTTCCAGCTCTTCTTAAACCTCCATGATAAAAATATCTAAAAGGGTCTTTGTTTGCATCTTCTGTATAGTTCTGATTACCACCATCATAAGTGCTGGTATAGTCTGCATAACCTGCTCCAGCTATATTGGTACCTTTATTAAGGCCATTAAAGAAGTGGGTGACGTAATTATTTAATAAATCGTCAAGTTGATCATTAGGATATGTAACCGCATCGGTATTCAATAGAGAGGGATCAGATTGCCCAGAAGAAATTTCTAATAAATTAGCAAGTCCATCTCCATCATCATCTGAGTTTATTAAAACACCACCTGAAAGTGTAGTATTTAGCATTTTTTCTTGAGTATCTATAATTACACCCTCATCTGTTGTTTTGGCCCAAATAAGGTCAGAGCACTTCATGCCTGTTAACCCATAGATATAAACATAATTCACCCGATTTTGATAACCAAAATTGCCAGTTTTCTCAAATATACACTTTAAGCTTCCATTCATATATACTAAAACTTGATGACAGTTAGCGTTACCAAAGAAACTTCCATGTGCAAGTGATATTGCATGAAACTCTCCATCATTCGGTATATCAAAGTTAGCTAAATGATTCTTAAGTGTATCTTGAGGGTCTGCAGCATAAGAAACTTGTCCTCCAAGGTACTCATCACTTACAGTGGGATCGTAATTTAATATTTCATAGTCAGTCAAATCTCTATTTAAAATAGGACTAACAGAAGAGTTGTGATCAATAAAATTGTTAGTTCCACCAGGTGCTTTTGAGTATAAAGAAATTCTAAAGGAAGTTTCATTTGTATTTGTATTTAAAACTTTCTTTAATTTTAATTGATAGTGCCCCTCCCAAGCACTGTCGTTTTGTATTTGGTGAAAATAAAATATTGTCCCCGAACTATCAGAAGGTATATCAAAATCTTGAGGTAAGTTTAAACTAAAATGCAAGCTTGAGCTTCCCATATGAGGCCTAGCGTCCTCCATATGTCCTTTGCTTTCATAGTTCAATCTAAAATCAGAACTATTTACAACTAAAGCAAATTTATCTTTTCCGTTAATATTTAAGTATTCGAAATCATAATCCCCTTGAATACCAGGACCTGTGTTAATTAGCTCTGTATCATCAATTTCTAAATAGTTTACAGTGTTTTGAAAATCTTGATGTAATATAACTATAGATGCATCTCCAACTCCGTCTCCATCAATATCTGATTTTTGAGCGGCATCATAAGGGAAGTGATCTCTAGAATTTAAAATTCCATCACTATCTGCATCATAATCAAAAACTGTAACAGTAGTATCTACAGATGTAGTGTTTCCATGAGCATCAGTAGCTATGTATGTTATATCATATTGACCTGGATAAACCTGTATGTCTGATGTATCAATAACAATAGTTACAGGGTGAGAATAATCAAAAGTTGAAGCAACTTTATCTAAAAAGTTTCCATTAGGATAAGTTGCATTTATAACAGCATCTACTGCATTTAAAGTTAATTCAGGAGGGGTGGTATCTTGAACAATGACAGTTCTGGTTTCGCTTGATGACTTACCAGACGCATCTGTTGCAGAATATGTAACTGTATATGAACCTACTTGGTTATAATTAACTTCGCTACTCCAATTTGAAATATATCCTATTGGGTTGTCTACATCATCAACAACAGTTACACCTGGATCTGGCTTGTCCATAGATGTTTCATATCCTAGCTCTATGTAGTAAGGATGACTGTTTATTAAAGAAATAACTGGAGCTGTCAAGTCAACATTAGAAGGGCTTTCTTCTGGAAGATTTACATAATCAGAAGATAACAAAGATCCAGTTGCAGCAGAATTGTTGGCAGAGCCAGAACCTAAAGATATTGTACTTGTGTTTTGATAAAAATCAATAGAGCCATGACTTGCTTTTATATACGCTTCATAACTAGAAAAACCTTTTCTTATAATCATTATTACGCTAGAATCAGGATACAAAAGTATTCCTTGGCTATTTGCTCCACTAGAATATTCTACAAAGTCACTTGGATCAGAAGAGTTCCAAGCAATTTTTAAATCTGTAGATTCTCCTCTTGAAACGTTTTTGATAGAAATTTCAGTACCACTTATCCAATCAGTACTTTTATCTAAAAGTATTTCAACAAAACTTCCATTATAATTTGTAACTAAAGAAAAACTGTCTATTAAATAACTTGTATAATTTTTAGTTGGAGATAGTATCATGCTTGAGTTTGAATGATTTGTAGAATCTATATAATAAGAGTCCTGAATATACTCAGGCTTCCATAAGTTGTTTGTATAATCATATTTTATTACTTGTTGGTTTTTAGCATCAATTGTTCCATTTGCTGTTACAATATCAACATCAGTTAACTCTTCTAGGCTGCTTGAAAATACTGGAAAGTCTTTCCAAACCATATTTCCAGCAGTATTTACAGTTATATATTGATCTGTCGTACCATAAACGCCATCTAAGCTTAACTCTGATAAATTTACAGCTGTAAAATCAACAGTTTCTAATGTACCAACTGTAGTTCCACTAGTTGTATCAATGGTCATATTTTTACCAGCATTAAATATTAAACTTCCTATGGTTACAGTTGACCAAGATAAAACATCTCCTGTACCCACATATAATATTTGCCCATTGCTACCACTTGCTCCAGCAAGCAAAAGTTGATTTACATTTAAATACTCAGTATCTAAGTACTCAAAGTCAACAGTCCTTTTTGTTCTTATTACATTTGACCCGTTTATATCTATGTTGTTTCCAGCACTGTAACTAATGCCGCTTGAACCCAAAACTGTAGAAATAGAATTCCACTCAAGTCCACCTCCAGAAGATCTAGTTAGTATATCTCCAGTAGATCCTACTACTCCACCAATTGTTAAACCTGACAAGTCAACAGAGTTAAATTGAACTAAGTTAGCAAAATCTATATTTATTTCATATCCAGGTTTATCAATTGATATATCAAAATTAGAATGATAATTAT